ATAAGTCATAGTTATCAAGCGGAAAGACTGGGATTCGAACCCAGGGAGCGGTTACCCGCTCACCGCATTTCGAGTGCGGATAATACAATTTGATTATCAATTTGTTACAACAGATACTGTAAATACATAGTAAAAACGACATTTATAGTCGTCTTTTTTGATGCAGGTCTATCATCCAGTTAGCCCATTCGTCCGTCCCATACCTCGGAATCTCGAACCACTCCTTTTCGCTCAAATGAGGCAAGAGTTGCATGATCCGCTCCAGCTCACTCCGGAACCTGAAAACATCCTCTTCCGTTAGCCTTACCGAATAATGCCTCTTGCATTCCTTTAATTCAGGAAAAGCTTGAAGCAAACTCATGATCTCGGTAAAAACGGGAGACTTACCTTTGTCTATCCTTAACGTGATTCCGGACATTCCTTCTCCCTCATCTCTAGTTGGTATGACAGTAGAGCATTTTCCTGCTCCAAGGCATTACACCGGCTAATAGCATCTTTGAGCTGTTTCCGGAGTGAGGCTATTATTTTGTCTTTATCGTCCATATGATTTATATTTTAGAATAAAACGTTATGATCTATCAACATCTTGAAATTATCTCGTCTCTAGAGAAAGAAGGCGATGAGTATTATCTTGTCAGAACTATAAAAAGTCAAGAAGAAATCGTATACCATAGCCGCATAAACGCAGAATCAAAAGCAGCTAATGAGAATCCAATTACTGATCTTGAAAATTTCATATCCCGGGATTTAACCTTTAAAAAGACCAAGAGCTGTTGCAATCGATGCCGCAATTCCTGTTATATTAGCGATTCTATCTGTCAATCCAGGATTAATCTCTTTGGCAAGTTTCGTCAACTCATAATCAAGTTTCTGAAGATTTGCCCTTAATAACTCCTCTTGTACCACAAAGCCTCCATGATTAAAAAAGTCATATATGTTAGCACTGATGGAAATAAGAAATGACGTACCATGCCTTTCAGCTTTTCTTAAAAGACCCATTTCCTCAAATTGTAAAAGGATCAACTCAAACTGCCGTTTTGATATTTCTTTATTAGGAAAGACCTCTTCAGGCTTCATCAAGAAGATTTCCTCCGCATGAGAAACAATAGCTACTAATACTTTATCCTTTATTGCTGGGGTTATCATAATTATTTTGCTTTATTCTTTTAAGATATTCTTTTCTTTCAGCCTCTATAGGGTCTATACGCCAAGCAAATTTATCATACTTATCATTTTGTTTTAATTTATCAATAGCCTTTTTGATTTGAATTTCTTTCTCTATTATATTTTCGCTCAATTTATCCACCAGTTGTATTTTTTTATTCATTGCCTTCAAATTATTAAAGCAATCTTCTATAATTACATGATTATTAGTATCATATGCAAGGCCCAGAGCAGTAATAAAATCTCGATAAGCAGACAATGGTCGTTCAGACGCATTAGCTAGACCTTGAATATAATTAACTGCACATTCCATGACAGGTAAAATACCAATAAATACTTTTCCCACTTCTTGCATATCTTCTTTAATCTTTCTAGTTTCTATAGAATTATAAATCTGCACACCTACAACAAGTGTAGTGCAAGCTCCAATAAAAGACGCTATAATACCAATAAAAGTGTCATTAGAAATTGTAACATCTACTCGAAGGAACGTAATTATTAATGCTATAATAGAAAACACTAACGCCAACAATGACACCCAACTATTCTTCATCTTTCGTCAATCTTTTACGATTATACAAATTAGAGTATTCTTTATCATCACGTTTCACTACAACGTCACCATAACTATCCGTTCTTTCCACTACTCCGTGATATGGAGATCCATATATACTTTCAATGAAAACCTTATCACCTTTATTAAATTCTTTGTTATCTTTCATAATCTACAAATTATAGATTAGTTATTATTCCATTGTAGAAAACATAAATTTATACTTCGTTATTTTTATGACTGCCAAAAAGATATCCCAAAGCTAATGTTATGATTGGAGTAACAACACTCCATATATCTTGAATCTCTATCTTGGAATTAGTACAGTCTTTTATTGAATAAATAGAATAAGCAGTAAACCCACTAGCAAAAAGTAATAAAATCAATATCAGACTCCCAGATATATTAAGAGGGAGTATATCTTTTCCGCCAAACAACCGACCAAACCATCCTAGTTGTGTACATAACATATCACGTTCATGATAATGCTTCTTGTCTGTCATTTCTTTTTCATGCTGTAACTCTTTATCACGCATTGTTTCTTCATGCCCAAAAGAAATCTTCTGAGCATGAATAGCAGTGTCGATAGAGGTTTGATCTGTTGATCTACCAATATTAATATCTGCATCTATTCGGTTATCTTGATCAGGCATTATTTATCTTTGATATAAAACGTAATCTATTGATCTTAATACAGAAGAAGGCTGAGTTGAATATGTCTTTATAATAAATCCGAGCCACAACTCTTTTGATCTAAAAAAACCAATTTTGGAAGGAGGAATACCTTGCCCTAAAATGCTGTTACAATTATTGCATGTTATATGTAAATTAGGACTTTCTCCAAATAAAGTTATATCACCTTCTTGCTTTTGTGGGTCATTTACAAATTCAAAGTCGATATTTAAAAGATGAGCTATTGTAATACGAGTTTTTAGATTGTCACCTACAAAAATAATACCATGATGCATGACTTCCAAATCTCCAACATACTCTCTTATTTCTATGCCATTAACTCCAATCATACTATCTATTTAATATTAGTTCGGGGATACTTTTGAAATGCTTAGCTCTTGCAAATCTTCTTTGATTTTGAACCAAATAGTTCTAAAATCATCTACTACCGGAATACGTTCTCCATCAACAACCAAAATACAGTATCGATAGATCTTTGAGTCAACAGGTAGATCTATATCTTTAAAATCTAATTCATTTCCTGTACATTGTATTATGTCAGTGATATTTAGAATATCTATTTTCAATTCTTTTCCTAAAGCTGATATTATATTCATACACTTATTACTTGTTTTTTATTTCCAACACCCTATCACCAAAAGCCAACTTTATCACATCAGCTTTCACATCACTATCTTCCAACTCTAATTGCAATATCACTTTTGGAGTCGTCAAGACCTTTTCTCCAGCAGATTGCTCCGGCACATACCGCTCTGGCCAAGTGAACAGGTCTGTTATGGAAACACCCAAGCAACTTGCGATATTCTCAATTTCTGAAATTTTCAAATCACGATTGCCTTTTTTCATTACAGAGATTTGAGATTCATCAATACCCATAGCATCAGCCAACGTTCGTTGTTTGATACTCTTTTGAGCCATTATCTTAAATATGTTATCTATTACATTCATATTTATGAAATTACACACAATCTCTATCTATTAGCTTGTGAAAAACAAAAGTTTTTATTTAGATTTTCGCAAATATTCTTGCGTATTTCACAAGTCAATTCTATATTTGCACCTGTAATGATTTATAATAGTTGCGAAAATATAAAGTACAACACATACATAATAATGTAAGGAGGCAAAAATGGAAAAATTAAACCTACAAGGTCATGAGACTGGCGCTCGTTCGTTCAGAGAGATCTACTTCTCCATGGACAACACGCCGCCTAAGAAGGCTTTCATCCAAAAGATAGCCACCATTACCAAACGATCTGAATCGGCCGTCAGATGTTGGGTAGCGGGAGTCTACCAACCGGACGCATTAGCCCAAGAAGTGATAGAAAGAGAACTTGGCATCCCTGCCAGCGAGTTATTCCCAAAGGAGGATAAGGTATGCGCGCAATAGAATTCTATACCACCCCCTCCGGCGAAGTAACTATCAAAGAGCAGGGACAGCCGGAACGCCAACTGAAAGAGTCCGATACGGATTTCATTCAAAGTTTCCTTGAGATTTTGGAAGAGTTCTATCCGGAGGCTTATGCGGCACTCCGCAAGTATTACGCCCGCTACGACGGGAATAAATGCTACCGGGATTTCTTGGCTGTACGCAGGTTTATCAAATGCAACTTCGGGCTGTACGATAACATGATAGACGTGGATGAGAACTGGAATTTCAAATTCGAGTTTGTCGGCTGCCCTCTACGAGGAGAATGTGACGGGTTTAAGAAAATCTGTGAACCGAAGTTCAACAGTACATTATCAGACAGCCAGCTTCGGGTGATGGAGCTTTGCTACTATGGCAAGAAAGACGAAGAGATCGCGGAAACGCTTTTCATCTCGTCCCACACCGTAAAGAACCACCGGAAGAACGTTTTCCGGAAACTCTCGATACACTCCATGGCGGAGTTCATGCGATATGCGAACGAAAAGAATCTATTTAAGGGCGAATAATCATGCCAACCGAAAACACCTATCAAAGTATACCTTCTTTACGAAAGATCGAGATCGAATACCTTGCTTGGCAAATCACAAGGATGCAAGCGGGTATCCGGGAATTTATCGGGCAAAAGGAAGCGCACCTCCGTTTCGGGAGGCAGAACGTGGAAAGATGGGTCTCGGAAGGTAGGCTACAACGTTACAAGCGACCGGGCAAAATCGAGTACAGGCTGGAAAACCTGTATAAGTGCGCCCTGGATCCATACGACTATTAAATGAATCATTAACATAGCAAGGCACCTTGGCAAGGCGTTGCAAAAGGAAGTTTACGCTACCCATCCAACTCGCTATTTCACGGACGGTAAACCGCATTGCTAATAAATCATTGACGTATGAAAACAGATTACTGGAAACTCGCCCAAGCGGTGAGGTGGGGATTTTACATCCTTTTCGGAACGCTCGCCATACTTGGAATCGTGGCTATTTGCCTAGGACATTTCCTGCATATCATCACGACGTCCGGATGTGCGGCAATGGCTTACATGATAGCTAAACATTGGTAACTAACATTTAAAAACATAACATCATGTCGAATCTAATTCAGATCAAAGTAGCTGAGTTGAATCAGCTAAACCCGCTCATGATAGCGGAAGATAACAGGGTAGAACAAAAGTTCATCCAAATGTATAACGCGATCTGGGGTACCGCCCAAGGAGCGCAAATCTACGAGAAAGAGAAATTCAACTTCCGGAAGATCTTACAAGACAAGCCGGAACTGCAAAAATGCACACCGTTATCCCTCTATGGATGCTTTTTGGATATAGCGGTCAACGGCCTGTCACTTGACCCAACAGGACGGCCGCACTGTTATATTCTTCCCCGTAGCACGAAGACCGGTTATAAGGATAACAACGGTAGCGATATTTACGAACTACGTGCTTATCTCTCCATCACCGGATATGGCGAGTTAGTCATGCGACAACGTGCCGGACAAGTCCGTTACGTGGATAATCCCGTGGTTTGCTATGAGGGCGATACCTTCTCCCCCGGGTTGATCGACGGCGTAAAGACCGTGACCTACCAAGCGGCGTGCCCCCGAAAGTCCAACAAGGTGATAGGTGGTTTCTTACGTATCGTACGCTCCGACGGTACCGTGGACTGGCACTGGATGATGGAAGGCGATATCAAGCGATTGGAAGCGTACAGCTTTAAGAACAACCAGAAATGGAACCTGCAAACCCGGCAGAAAGAAGGGAAGGCCAATGCCCTTTATACCTCTAGCGAAGGAGGTATTGATCCGGGATTCTTGGAAAGCAAGCTTATCAAGCACGCTTTCGACGGATATCCCAAGGTACGCACGGGACAGTTCTCCTCATTCGAGACACAGGAGGAACCGCAAGAGATCGACTACGGACTGGAAGAAACAACCGTTATCCAGCCCAATCAAGCCGGACAGCAACCGCAAGCCCTCCAGCCCCAATCGGAAAATCCTTTACAAGGATTCGGAGAGCAACCGCAAGCGGAACCGGTACCCGTATCTGGTATAACAGCCCAAATATCACAAGAAGATGAAGAAGCCGGATTTTAAGAGTTCAATATCAACATTCAAAATTTTATCGACATGGATACACAGAATAACAATTTACCTTTCAAGGCTAACGAGGTCATTAGCATCTTACAGACAGCCCCGGATATTCTCGCCCGCAATGAGGCGTCGGTCTCAGCTTGCACGAACGCAGGGAAAACCCTCTTGGACACGATTGAGGGAAATGGAGGTATCGGCACGGACGAGATCGACACTGCGGTACAAGAATACCTTGCGAAGTCAAAGAAGACCGTAGAGAACATGAACAACCGCCGGAAGCCGTTAACCCAAATGCTAACGGCTATATCCAAACGTTTCACGACACTAGAGGGTTCCATAGACGCCAAATCCAAGGGAACCATCCCTTATCTGCTACAGATGGAGCGTAACAAATACGCCGCCAAGAAGCTGGAAGAGCAAAAACGCCGTGAGGAAGAGGCCCGGCAAAAACAGTTGGCGGAGAACGAGAAAGCCCAATACCGGGCCGACATAACGGTCTTGCTTGATACCACGTACGCCGCCTACGTCGAGAAGCATATCAACGCCTTGAACGGGATTTTCAATCGTGCCTCCCTAGCCACGTATGGGGACGTATGCCGGCAGATCACGCAAACAAGCACCGGTTTCTCATGGACGGATTTCGTGAAAAACGTCGTTGATAATAAACAGACATTCTATATGGACGGTGAGACCCGCAAAGCGATCAAGAACGAGATAGCCATCCTAAAGAAAAAAGAATATTCCGATCGATACGCTTTCGAGATCGAGGGACTGAAACAATCCTTGGTCGACCGCCTCCCATCCCTCCGGAAACAACTGGAGGAGCAAGAGGAAATTCGCAAGACCAACGCAATCGAGGCGGCACGGCTGGAGGAGGAGCGCAAACGGAAAGAGGCGGAGGAACGTCAAAAGGCCGAACTGGAACGCAAGCGCAAGGAAGAGGAAGCGAGAGCCAAGGCGGAGGCAGAGAAAGCCACCGCGGAAGTACAGGCAGCATTCGATTTCAGCGCCGCCAGTATGTCTCCTACCCCTACCAAGGCGAAGATCAAGAAAAAGATCCAAGTCACCAATCCACAAGGATTCATGCAGGTATACCAGATGTGGTTCATGCGTGAGGGTATCAACATGAGCATGGAGGATCTTGAGAAGATCCACAAGAAGATGATCTCCTACTGCGAGAAGGTCGTGAATAAGGACGGTGAGCGAATCCAGTCCGCTTTCGTGAGATATGTCGATGACGTAATAGCCAAATGATATGAGAAAGCTATATCTGTCCTCATGGATAAACTTCGGGAAATACAGGCGTACACCGAGTAACCTAAAAAAGATCCTCGATACGGAAGAGGGCCGCAAATGGTTCCGGTGGCTGATGGATAACACTTACGATTTTGAATTTGACTTTGCGGTCATTGAATACTTAAAACTCAAGGAAGAAGATGCAAGATACGTATTACCAACGGTCTGAGGTCAGCAACTCAGACCTGACAGAACTAAAGAACCTCCTCTATCCCCGTACGCAATACGGGGATAAGGAGAAGGCTTTCAAGTTCGGTAGCCTGATCGACGCGATGATTACCGAACCGGAAAGGGTCAGATATGATAAGCGCATGGTAGACGATGTATTGTATTCCGGCGAGGATTGGGAACTGGCACAAGCCATGATCAAGTCACTCCGTATGGAAGCCCGACACGATCCGCTCATTAAGTATGCATTGGAACAATCCGATAAACAGAAATTTATGGTAAATAAAAATCAAAAATTTCAATACGGCAATTTTGAATACACACTTGACACTCGTTGCAAATGGGATTTCTGGTTTTCAGCAATGGGGTTTGGAGGAGATTTAAAAACAACTTTTGCTTCTTCTCAAAAACAATTTAATGAAGCCATAGATTTTTTCGACTGGGATCGCTCAAGAGCTTGGTATATGGATATTGCTGGAAGTAAACAAGATTTTATTGTTGCAATAAGCAAAAAGAATCAACAAATTTTCAAAGCCACTATAAAAAAAGATGGCACTTTATATAAACGTGGCAAAGAAAAGTACGAAGAGCTAGCCTTCCGGTGGTGGATGCTAATAAGCTAATAGTATGAAGAGTCTAATTTTAATCCTAATCGGCTGGCTAAAGTACAGGCTGGTAAAGAAATGCCCTATATGCGGAGCTCCCGTACTCGTAAAGAAATTACAGACGCATACGGGAGATACATTCAACGTATATCATTGCGGCAACTGTGGCAACGATTATATCTTAAAATAAAAATCATGAATCTCAATATCACACCGACAGACAAGATATCCGAGGAACTGGCCGCCATAGATGCCTTCCTGAATATCACAATGAGCGAAGACGTACAAGAAGCTGTCCTACGTGGAAACGACCTTGCCGTCTATATCGCCCGGACCGGGAAACTGTTAGCAGATGCCAAATACCATCTGAACGTAAAAAAGAAATCGGAAGTATTCGACACATTACGGGAAACCGCTTCACGGGCCGGAGCAACCTCAAAGGCCGTAAACGCTATCATCGACAGCCTGTGCAAGGATGAGCAATACCTAGTCGACTGGTGTGATAGATTGAACCGGACCGCGACCCACCAATTGGAATGGTGTCGCACGATAATTAGCAAGGCGAAAGCTGAAATGGCCTTAGCGCCTCAGAGTTATAACAATCCTAAATTTTAAAAGAGCATGGAAGAATTAGTAAAAGAGCAACCCGTGTACGAGATCCAGAAAGTGAAGATCAAGAACAACCAGCTCACGGCGGAGTATACGGAAAAGTTCGTGGAAGCGAACTACAAGAACAACATCCTAAAGGAATCGGAGCAGTTTATCCACCCCGATCTACTGTACGCGTTGAACCGGCTTAAGCCACACGTAGTGAAAATCTGTGAGATGTACGAGGCTACATTGGTCAATGTCGCCAATCCTTCCGACGATGACTTGAACGAGAAGCTAAAGAATATCATCGTCACCGGATACAGTAAAGGCGGTAATGATGAATCAGCCGGCGTATCAATCCAAGCGCAAAAGCTCCTGAAAAGCGGGCAGATCCTTAACCTCTCCGTCCCGTTCACCAAATATGAGGACGAGTCCGGCGACGGGTACCTTTACGGAGCCGAGTTGAAAGAGGCCATCGGTAGATGTAGCTACGAGGTGGACGCTTATCTGTTCGAAGGTAAATATGGCATCAAGCAAGAATCCTTCGATTTCGATACCCCGGAGGAATCGGATATCACGGGCGAGAAGGAAGAGAAGCCTAAGAAACGGGGACGGAAGAAAAAAGAGCAGATCAAGGAGATCGCCGAGGAGGTGAAAGCCTTCGACGAGTTCGCCTAACTAATAATAAAAACAACCGTTATGCAAATCACTTTACAAAACACGGAAAAGGGACAATGCTATGCGGTAAGGTTTGACAGGTACCGCCAGCAGGTCGTTGACAAGCTAAAGACAGCCGTCAGCGTCCGCTGGTGGGACAAGTCTACCGGAGCGTGGATGATCCCGGCCAACAATAAGTGCAAGGCGGAGCTAGACCAGCTCACCTATTACGTGAGGCACTTCGAACCCGTCAACTGGGGAGGGTACGAGTCTAAGACCGACGAGGACATAGCCTATCAAATACCGGACATGCCCGAGTTGGACGAGGATCATGGCCTAAAGATACAACCTTACCCCTATCAACTGCAAGGAATCGCACGAGGCTTACAACTAAAACGGTTTATCAATGGGGACGACATGGGCCTCGGCAAGACATTAGAGAGCATCGCTACCATCAACAAAGCTGATGCTTTCCCCTGTCTCGTAATCTGCCCCAATACGGTCAAGATCAACTGGCAACGTGAATGGCACAAGTTCACGGACAAGAAAGCCATGGTATTGACCGATTCGGTACGAACCTCATGGCCATTCTTCTGGCAAACGGGCATGAACCATGTGTTCATCGTGAACTACGAGAGCCTACGGAAGTATTTCGTACGCCGAATCAACAAATCGGAGAAATGGACGCTGAAAGACGTAGAGTTCCATAATACGATCAAGTTGTTCAAGAGCGTGATCATTGACGAATCCCATAAGGTAAAATCAACGGCTACCCAACAAAGCAAGTTTTGCAAAGGTATCACCGCCGGGAAAGAGTGGATCATCCTGTTGACCGGTACCCCTGTCGTAAACAAGCCCAACGACCTTATATGCCAACTCGCTATCATGGACCGGATGAACGATCTCGGAGGCTGGAAATATTTCACGAGCCGCTATTGCTCTGGGCCGCACGGGGCCTCGAACTTGAAAGAGCTCAATTTCATGCTCTGGAAGCATTGTTTCTTCCGGAGGGAAAAATCCAAGGTGCTGACTCAATTACCCGACAAGGTACGGCAGATCGTGACCTGCGAGATCACCAACCGCAAGGAATACCAAGACGCCGAGCGTGACTTGGTGGATTATCTGAGACGATACAAGGAGGCCGACGATGAGAAGGTACAAAAATCGCTGAAAGGCGAGGTCATGGTACGAATAGGCATATTGAAGGACATAACGGCCCGGGGTAAGTTGAGAGAGGTGATCGATTTCGTGAAGGATTTTCGGGAGAACGGAAAGAAGATCATCCTCTTCTGTAACCTGCATGAGATCGTAGACCGGCTCCTACAGGCGTTTCCCTCGGCGGTGTGTGTCACCGGACGGCAAGATATGCAACAAAAGCAAGCGGCCATAGACGCTTTCCAACGGAATCCCAAGACGGACGTCATCATCTGCTCCATCAAGGCCGCAGCGGCGGGTATCACGTTGACAGCGTCAAGCAATGTCGCTTTTATCGAGCTACCGTGGACATACGCAGATTGCGACCAAGCCGAGAGCCGGGCACATCGTATCGGCCAAAAGGACTCCGTGAATTGCTATTACCTGCTTGGCCGCAAGACCATCGACCAGAAGCTCTACAGGATCATCGAGGAGAAAAAACATATAAGCAACGCCGTGCTTGGCGCGGAGGACAATATACAAACAAACATCGTCGATATGATGGCCCGGATATTCGACGAGACCGAGGAGGAGGAATAACCATGGCAGAGGAACACATAGGGATCAACCGCTTGAAAGAACGGGAGGACGCTAATAAATATCCACGAAGGAAATGCGTAAGATGTATCCGTTATCCATGCTTCTCCGGACAAGGAATAGGTACGCACGCCATTAATCTCGCCGCTTATGGATGTAAGGATTATAAAAGTCAAACAAGATTAAAGAATATGTCGCACAATGTAAACAAAGGAGGTTCAGATGCTTAAAATATCATTGTTAATAATCGGAATGATCTCGCTAATATTCATTCTCACGTCTGGAATATCGATCCAGTTCAAGCCATTCCATATATCCCTAGCTTATCCATACTTTGGAACAGGGATGGTATTGATAGCCATTGGTTTCGCCTTGTGCTTCGGCTCGGCTTACTATCATGGAATATCAAATCATGAATATAAAGATGGTTACAGCAAAGGATTCAACGCAGGTATTGAATACATTATCGATTGGGCTAAGAATAAAAAAGAAGGCTAAAGATAACATTTTTATAGCGAGAGATAAAGACTAACAAAGAGAATAAATAAAAAGGCAGCGCCTCACAGCGCCACCCCATTACAACCTGCGACAAATATATCAAATAAAGACAACTATGGCAAGTGAGGCATTGAATAAATATATTGAGAAACGTTACGACAGGTGGCTGGATTACGCTAAGTATCACTGCTCACTTGCCGGAATGAGTAGTGAAGCTATTGACGTATTGAACGAGGTAATGTGTATGCTACTTCAAAAGCCTCTGGAACACCTCTCCCGGCTTATGGAAGCCAAGCAAGGTAAATATACCGAACTTGACTGGTATATCCTGCAAATGATAAAGCTGAACGTTACCTCGGACACGTCTCCCTACCGGCATAAATACAAGCCTATCCCGGTAGATGAGAATGTGGATTGGCGAAGACTGAACATTATTGATGAGCCCGATGATAGTATTGACCGTACCGAGTATATCCGGGAACGTATGCAGGATATCCGGGATATGGTCGATCAATTAGGCTTATCCGAAAAAGCCAAACGCATTTTTGCTTGGAAATTCTTCGCCGGAGAATCTTTTGCCGATTGGCCGGGACCGGAAAACAGGAAAGAGTTGTACGAAACCTACAAAAGTGTTTTCAATGCGGTGATGGATAAGAAGGATGGGAAACTACTATTATAAAAAGAGCGTCCAGATAATCGCTCACCCAAACGCCCAACCTTAACTATGAAATAATTTATGTTTTTTTGTTTGTAAACATACAACTTAATTAGATACGTTATCCGCTAAATTGTATATTATTCAGCAGGACTACTCTGTTTCCTGCATTTCTTCCAGTTTCCTCTTCAACCTTTTTCATAAAAAATAATTATGGTCATTCTAAAAGATGTATTATTTCAATAGGTCTATTAACAACAAAAGTAGGTTTCAAACTTAATAATATATCTTTTTCTTTTGTTCCCCATAAACACGCAACACTATCCACTCCTGCAGACAGAGAAGCCTGTATATCTATACCTCTATCCCCAAAAGAAATTGCCTCTTGAGTATTTAGTTCCAAGTAATCAAGTGCTTTAACAAAAGCCTCTGGATTAGGTTTTCTATGACGAACATCATGATAAGCAATGATAACATCATGAGGAATAGAAAAATGGTTCAAAACGTTATTTACATAATTAGATACAGCTGTACTTACCACAGCAACCTTTATTTCATTAATTCTTATAAAATCAAATACAGCCTCAAAACCGTCATAAAGAATAAAAGAAGGTATTAGCTCATTAACTTTTCCCCAGTTTTTACCCCGATAGGGCTCTGCAATACTTGAATCCACCAAAGTTTGATCCAAATCAAATATAATTCCTTTTTTCATTTCAGCATTATTTAAAAGATTCTCAACTCATCATTTTGGTAGTTCAAAACTCCCCCCTGTTGAAGGAATTCGAACAAAACCTCTGCCTTACGAAGAGAGAAAGAACCACGAGAGATAAGCAACTCATTTCCTGCTACATTTTCATTACACTTAACCGACTGTTCTTTATAATTTACCACAGCTAATATTTTATTGTTATTTATAGTCGTTCGAACAGCATGCATTGTTCCACCTTTTATTCCTGTTTGAATAACGATTGTTGCAATTGCCAAACCAGCTTGTAATCTATCTCTTTCCACGAAAGATGTATTATATGCAGGTACACCAAAAAGATATTCAGATAATAACAAACCTCCTTTTTCCAATATTTCTTTTGCAATAAATTCATTTCTTTTTGGCGATATCATTTGTAATCCATGAGCCAAAATAGCGGTAGTAGTTCCATTTACAGAAAGAGCTCCCTTATGTGCTATAGTATCACACCCTAAAGCTAAACCACTTACAATATTGAATCCCTTTTCTGCAAAGTATTTTGCATAATACATTCCTGCTTCTTCTCCTTCTTTAGTTGGATGTCTCGTACCAATAATTGCAATAGATTGCCTATCTTTTATAGAAGATAAATTTCCTTTGTAATTCAATATAAGAGGAGAAGTATCTTCGCCTCTATTTCCAATTAAATTTCTAAGCATAAAAGGATAGTCTTCATCAAACTTAGAAATAATAAAAACATTATTTTTTAACGACTCACCTATAATTTTATTTGACTTATCGACAGCGTATTGAATATCTAAACGGCTTAGCTCCTTTTTTACTCTAATAAGTTTGTTATTTATACAATTCATTATATAAGTATAAATATCAGCTTCGTCAAATGCTTTATTTTTTACCATACAATTAGCCACAATTTCAGAACTACGACTTCCAAACCCAGGCAACTGTAATAATCTAACAATCAACTCAGTTTCTTTTGATATATACATAATTCTATAAATTTACATTAGCATTCATCTCATGATTTGTCCTTGCAAGACAAAATAAATAACATTTTGCATCAGGCCATTCAGCCTTTATCGTTCTTACCATTTCAGCTACAGTTGTACAAGATGTTGTTATATCGTCAATAATCAAAATATTTTTATTATTCAAATTTTCATCCCTATTTTTAATAAAAAAAACATTTTTCATTTCCTTTTGTCGATCAAGTAAAGTGGGAAGGGTATGTAAAGCCGCCGTAGACCTCGTCTTATTTAACAATTGAGGCAAATACTTGGCGCCAATTGCAGATGCAATATCGTACACATATTCTCTAATCTTCGCACTCTTCAGAGGAACTGTTTCATTATGTCCTAAAACTCTAATAACATAATCAAAAGTTAAACGGCTATTAACAAAAGCCTCGATAGTCATACTTTTTATTAGTTGAAAATCTTCTTCATCTGCTCTATTTTTGAATCTAGCAACTCGAGCCGTCCATGTTGTAGTATCTCCTTGAGGTATATAATAAACCAAATGATATGCCTCTTCCAAACCAGCAGCCTTATACTGCAAATGCTTATTTGATAACGTTTTCAGCTCCATAGTATTTAAATTTATGTCTATTAATTACAAATATAAACATATAAAAACAAATCAAAATATCATTAAGCATTATTAACTTTACACATAAAAAACGCCCTACCCTCACGAGCAAGACCGCCACACAAGTATTAATATCAAACAAACTCACCAAATTCTATAGTATACTCCTGCTCCGACATAGTGCGATACCCAGTCTCACCAACAAGTATGAATTATTTCTGATTTTTTTCTTTATAGTCGTTTGATCAAAATAAAACTACTATCTTTGACTTTCATTTTCAAAAAAAATAATATGGGAAGACAAAAAAAGTATCCAATGCCAAATGGCGCAGTTTATTCAGATGTAAAAAGTGATGACCAGAGGAGAAAAGTTCGAATCAAATTTAGTAATCAGACAGAAGTTAATTTATTTTTGGATTGGGCCAAACAAAATGGTATTGAGGCTCGCCAATATGTGAGTGGAGAGAATGAAGTACATGCTTATGGCGTTGGTTACAATGGAGCAGAAAACGCCATTGTAGTCATGCGTGATTAAAATAGCACGTAAATTACGGATTTAGAATTACCCAGATCTTTTATATATCTGGGTAATTTTAAACTATGAGCTTTTTTCGTCTAATAAGCCAGATCGCTAATACAAAAAGCGCTCCTACCCCTATCCACATTAATGTCTCTTGATACCATCTCGACCGATTCACCTCGACGATCTTATCTACTGGGTAGGGAATCCTGATCGTGTCCTTTATAAAGATCGAGTCATGGATGAAGCGATCTTTATAAAGTGTCTTGTACTTCTCGAGATACACTGTATCACCTTTAACCACAAAATAAACCGAGTCATACCGATAGATTGAATCACGTAAATAGCGATCCTGATACTCGACACGGACGGATTCAACCGGGACATAGACTGTCTTAGTACAGCCTACCAGCCAAAATACTATACATATATATAATAGAACTCTCATAGTAACCCCCATCCCGCTATCACGTTCGACATATCCGCTTCTCTCCCATTCTCAAAACGGCTCATCCCTGCCACGATCCGGATCATCTGTTCTCGGTCGTTGATGTTTATCGGATCGTCAGCCGGGATTCCAGCGTAGTCAGATACAAATTGAATATACTTTTCCGTATGGTTCTCTTTCGGTGGTGCCCATCTTCCTATCATCTTGCGGATCGTATCCAGCTTATAGTTCCGGTAATAGTTAGACAGGATCTTGAAGATCGCCCTATACCCGTATGCCATCGATTTAAATTGCTTGAACTCTTTGTCTGAGCTTGTCTTCTCTCCTTGGAAGACATCGCTATTCTTTCTGATGTTCCCGGGGTTGTTGTTTCTCAACCCTCTGGGCAGACTACTATTTCTCATTCCTTATCCTCCCTCATTAATAACCGTTCTGCGGCTCACGATCGCCGCATTTCTTTTTCTCGCACCTTTTTAAAGCCAGTTCTATCTTCACGTCCGAGTAGCTCTCTTTTAAGGTGAAAAGCTCGTCCTGCACCTGCCGGAGCCGTCCGGTCTGCTCAACGAACCGTTCCTCCTTCTCAGACAACTGCTTTTGCAAGAACTCATTATACTCACGCAGGGCCTTGAACTCCTCCACGTCAGCTTGAGCGTCCGCTATACGGGCGTTAGTCTTACGGTTCGCCCACGCACGGATGCCCCATTTTATCCCCTCGATCCCGCCCATCGCACCGATTATCGCCAATATCGTATTCAAATCAACTCCCATAACTCGTTTTCTTTTAATATATACGGGGACTTTTATTTGCCCGCCCCCGATAAAGGCTTATATCCCGTTAAGCGATAGGATCTATTCCCTTTAGCTCATTCCATCTATCTTGGTATTCCTCCCCGGAAAAAGGCTGGTCGAGTATCTTGGAATAAGAGTCGATCGTCTCGGCGGAGAACATCCCCTGCCGATCAAGGTAATCCACCCGCTGTTTCAGGTACCATAACTCATCGTCCGTGAAATCAAAGGACTTGACCCCTGTCATGGCGTCCACGGTCTTGAATGAGATCTCGTATTCCCCGTTACCAACAGGGGTCATAACCACTTCCTTCCGCTCCGAATCCAATAGCTGGACCTTGCCGGAGATAGATATTTTCAAGCCGATATTTTTGCGATTGTCGTACATCGGCAGCACGTTATTGAGTATTAATACCCTGTCTTTCAATGTCAATTTCATATCTATTATTTTTTTAAATTAGTATTTCATACATAAATAACCTGTTTTGTTATCATAATAAACAGGATATAGCTCGGGCGAAGAGCTTAACGCCCCCAATTGCGCGTGTGTCATCATGGAGCCGACATTAATGACAGTTCTCTCCATGGCACCATCGTCATTAAAATACCGGGACTCGACCCGGAAAGCGGAACCCCAACCAGCCTTATGCACGCAGTTAATCCATATCCTCGGATAATTGGTATAAGCGGAACGCCCACACCTCAATGTCAAGATAGGCGGGACACTCATCGCCGTAGCGGAGTCTAATATATCGGTCAGATCAAGTACCGAGTTCACGTAATTCGGATACGTCTGCATTATGACATTACGCAGGTGGTTACCACCATTATCGGTATCTACCGATCTTAGCGTGACTTGTCCGTCGTTGTGGATGGCCAACGCCCCGTTATACATATAATGTCGCTTGGAGAGCATCAATCCGCTAGCGGCCACCAAACCGCTTAGCCCGACCCGGAAAGGGGCTTCATCCCTTCGCTCGTAAGTGCTGCCGACCCATATACGGACAGATCCCGGATCAAGGTTCGAGACATCGCCACCGCTATTACCGTCACTGGCGAAACCGCATGAGACCTCGTAATTACGGTTCATGCACATGATGGAGTTGCTGCCATATACCTTGCCGTCACTGAGCACCTTGAATGTCGGGGAAGCGGGAGGCTCCCCGTTCGCCCCGGAGTTCCCGCCGGACCATATCCTTACGGTACCGCTAGCGGCCATGCCCCCGGTATTACCGAACGCTATCGCCCCCGTGGACACGAGGCCGCCATTGATCTCGGTAATCGTGCAGTCGTACTCGGAGGCGAAAACCCACCCTTCACCATTATAGCGATAGATATTCACGCCGTCTACCCAAAGATCGTTCTTCCGCATTCCCGATCTCGGGGCCGTGGATTGGTAGAACACCTTCGCCTTGTCATTGGCCATGCTCTGGGCATCGTTAGCCGATCCTTGGGCGTTATTGGCAGCGTTACTGGCATTTTCCGCCTCGCTAAGAGCGTCCTGCGCCTTTTTCATGGCTGTATCTGAATACCCTTTCAGCGTATCTTGAATAGCCTTGTTTGCGGCCTCTACGGCTGTGTTAAAAGAGGACATGGCGGTATTGAAGGCCGTGAACTTGGCGTCAACGTCTTTTTTCTCGGCCTCTGTCGCCTTGCCGTCAACGATAGCGGTATTGATGGAGGACAATAGGTTGTCAATCGCCCCGAACAATGTCACCTTCGCGTTCAAAAGCCCGGTCTTGGCCGGGCCGGAGAGATAGGTATTCTCATATAATTTTTTATAAGTGGCCTCGACCTCGGCCTTGGAAACATTGACCGTATTCAGGTATTTCTCGATCGCTACGGCCTCCGTCTCCGTGACTATACCATCCTTGAACGCCCCGTCCACGTAATAGTTCAGGTCCTCCACGGATTTCTTGGCCTCCTTGATAGACTGATCCAATTCCGGCCACTCATCAAGGTTTTTCAGCCCCGAACCGGCGGTAAAGACCATACGCCCATGAAACTCGCCAGAGCCATCCCCCTTATTCAGTATGAAATAGGTATTACCATCCGTCGAGACAATCCTATCCACCGTCACCCGGCCGGGGAGTATCTCCGTGAAACCGTACACGGTAACGAAGGAACGGGCCCCGTCAAACTGGCTCCCCAATAAACCGGTCAAGAAATAATAGTACCCATCCTCCTCGAACTTATGAGGGCTCCCGGACATCTCGAACGTCCCCTTCCCACCGCTCTTGCCGCACTTCGCATAGAGATAGAGTTTCCCGTAATCCCCCAAGTAGGGACTCGTATACGCCCCCATATCCCAATACTGGTATTCGGAAGGCTTATGGGACTCCTTGATATCACTGATGCCCAGCGTCATGTGCTGCAAGATCAAAGCTGGGGCGGTAAACACCCCGGTGTTGTCATCATACCTGAAATCGGGCATGACGGTCACAGGAGCGGTCTTGCTGTTGACGAAACGGAATTGCAGGGACTCATCACCCACCAAGAGCGACATGGTACGTACCCATATCGGGTCTATGCCCTTGGAGTAATTATCGAAGGCCACTTCCAGCATCTCTTGCGCCTCGATAGCGTCACGGTAACGGCGCTTGGTAAACTGTAACGCTTCCTTATACCTCTTGTCATTAACGACCTCCTCGCTCTCCAGCTTGCCCAACTCATCGGACAGGAAACCGCCTACCGGCGTGTTGGATAGCTCAAGCTCCGGACTGTGGGGCCTATTAATGTGATCCCTCACCCCGGTGATCCGGATCAGGATACCGTCCGGCTGGAACTGGGGATCGCTGAAATCAACATAACCGCCGGGTACCAGCTTGGCGCCGATCGCCAACCAATTCTTCTTGGCCCATATGCCGTCCAGCTCTCCGATGAACGTGAATTGCCGCTCCTCACGCTCGTAAAGGTAGCGTACCGCCTCCCGGAACATGTCCCAGCTCGCCCCGGTCTTGGTGGCGTTGTCGCACACGTAGGCGGCGGGAAGGGATATGTTGAAAACGGCGTACTTGTCGCCGACCTCCGGATACAGGGAAGCGTTCGGCAGCGTCATGCCATCCTGCTCGGACGAGACGATCTCGAACTTACGGCCGTCATGTACATACTTTACATCGAACTCACGGCCCGCCAGACGGCCTGTCTGGAAGATAACCGTCATGGTCTGGCCGGCGATCAGGCAATCCTCGAAATTGAGGTTGGCGGGAACCGATGAGTCATAGAAGTTGTAGAACGTGACATCGTTCCCGTCCGTGTCCTCGCCCGGCTCCGTGTCGGTCTCGCTCACCGTGCCGACCCGGGATGGATATATATCGCTGGCGTCGTAGCTGTCCTCATTATAAGAGGAAAGGGGCCTGTCCGCGCGAGTGACATACATCCCGTCCTTGTCGGTCTTGTACCGTCGGCCTTGGTACTCCAGCTCCTGTGACTTGGGAAGCAACAATGTCTGGCTACCGTAGACCGAGTAATCGATATTCCGCTCGCCGCCTTGCACGTAAAGGATCTCCACGGGGAGGTTGTTGCCTTGGTTCGCACGACCTACACCGGGAAGGAATCCGTTACCTTTTCCGTAGGATAGCTTTAGAGGAGCGTCCCTGTAATACTCCACCTTGCGGAGGTTGATAGTTTTGCCCACGATCTCGAACTCCGTGTCGAACTCCTCGGCCAAACGCCCCAATACAGCCCAGCATTTCTCATGGTTGAACGACAACAGTTTCTCCGGGGCCTCGATCACCGTGCCGACCGTCCAGCCGGAATCATAAAGATTCAAGTTGTCCACCAGTAGCTCCACGAACATCCTCGGCGTGGCCGTCATGACGAACTTGAGCTTGTACGGCTTGTCGGACAACAGCTTGTACTTATATTTTTTCAGGATCTCCTCGTTACCGCCGAAGGTGACGGTATAGTCGAATACCCTCGTGCCCTCCTTCTTGAAATCCGAAGGGTACCACAGCGTGTACCTTTCCCCCTGGTACTCGATATACGCCCCGGTGGGCAGCTCCACGTGATCCACTAGGGAGTAACGCAGCTCCACCTTCTTCGCTTGCGCTATCGCCCGGTAACGATAGCTGTCATCGTCCACCGGGATGTCAAGCAATACCTCGCCCGTCTTGTCGTAGATACGCATCTCGAACGGTATTTAAAGGGTGTTCGAGACGCTTTCGGGCATACCCAGCAAGGCACGTACCCTCGTCTTACAATCGCTTCTGTAACGCTCCAGCTCCGCGAACTCCGCCTCGAACTCGGCCATCCTTGCCGTATCCGAACCTAATTTATTGAGGGTGATCGCCTCCACCCTGTCAGCGGAATATCTCGCACGTACGAGCCCGGACACGAACCGCTCGTACGTGGCATCCGCGGCCTCTATCAGCGTGCCGCCATCCTCGCACGTGCCGGTATAGGCGTAAGCCACGCGGGGCTCCGGTTCCGGTTCGCCCCCGTGGCCCTCCGGAACGTGGTTCTCCAAGACCTCCTCGTTCAGGTATAGCAGGTAATGGTTGTCATCGTATTTTACGAATGTCTTTCTCTCCGTGTAAATCGCTCTTGTCTCCATATATTTAAATGTTTTTTAGCCGACCCGGAAGGATCGGCCAAGAGCGATCCCTACGGGTCAAGTGAACCTGAAAAATTTCTTACCGAACTTGTTGGTGAGCACCTTTATCACGGTATCCACCGGCAAGTCCTCGTGAGAGAAGTCCGTGAGCGCCTGATCAATCAAGACGGCGGAACCGGTGAAAGCGTAACGCTCCTCGCCTTTCCATCGGAAACGTATGGCGAGGCACTTCTTTGGCGTGCCGTCCTCGTTTCTCTCGATCTTGCTATCCTCAATCTTATAATCGATCAACTCGATCAGCCTGTCCTCCTCGGGGCCTCTCCGGTCCTCCGGTATCCGGGTATCATAAAGTATATCCTCGAATCTCATTTTCCGGTCGGCCGGGAGATCCTCCCACGGACTTTTTTTATTCCTTATCACCTGTCCCAGTCTTTTCCTTGGTGTTTCCATTCCTAATTTATTTAATAGATTACTCGTATCAGCGTGTTGGATGAAGCCTATACGGGAAGAGGCCCTCTTCCTTATCTCCTCGTCCGGCAAACCCTTCTTTCTCAATCTAGCTATCTGGCGGCAGAGAGCCACCTTGTTACGTTTCCGGACACGGACGTGATCCGGGAAATGCACGTATCCCCCCGTATCGACACCGTCCGTCACGTGCCCGATCTTCCATCTCGGGTTAAGACCGATCCTAAGCTCGTTAGCGTAATAAAGACCGATCCACTCGATGACAAGGTGCAAGAATACGGTGTCCTCATGCAGTATCAGGACATCATCGGCGAGACGGTAGCAGAAATCCAGACGGTTCAGATATCCCTTGAACCTGTCCGAGAGATATTGGATCCCTTTGGATAACTCCTCATAATCATGTTCTGTTTTGGCCGTTGCGATACTTTCCTCGATATACCTTTTCGTGTAGTACTCAACCAAAGCAGGGCATTCCCCGACATGGAAGCACCGCTTCAAATCGTGATCGAAAAGATAAAGATAGACAAGCGAGAAGAACTGCGCCAGCTTCGTGCCGGGAAACATACCGGTATCCCCCTCGACGCTGTCAATGATCTCATCAAGCCTTCGCAATAAATGATTATCCTTGATGCGTGTCCTGAGCTGGCTTTTCAGTACCGGGTGATTGACGGTCGGATAGAAGTGGTGGATATCGCACAGGAGATAGTCGGTGGTACGTTCCGGATATTTTCTCAGGACCTTCCGGATCATCCTCATGTAGGCGTGGGGACCGCGTCCTTTCACCCCTCCGTAGGTATACGCGGAGAAGGATCTCGTAAAATAATCCTCCACCTCATTGAGCATCGCCCAGTGCTGGACATGATCCGGGAAAGGGAGCATCCCGATAAGACGTTTTTTCGGCTCATGGACGGTCATGAAACGATACGGGGAGGTTACGAACGTCCCGTTTTCAAAAGAGTATAGGAGATCGGAAAGGTTCTTTTCCAAGTCCGCCTCGAACTTTATTATGGCCTTTTTGCCATGCTTGTTCTTGCTGGCATGATCAAAAGCCTTGTAATAGTTTTCTTTCCGGGCTATATCCCCGGAAAAGTCACCTTTTCTCCTCATGGTGTCCCAAGTGTCTTTTAGTGTCCAGTGTCTGCAATCGCCATCGGGTCATGAGCCGTCGGTTTATCAACCTACCGGGACTATACCTTTAGCCTTGATTTTTTGTCCAGTGACAGGGTCTCTCCTCCACTTCTTCTTACTGAATAAATCAGCGGCGTATCCTAGGGGCGACGACCAGTTCACGCTAGCGTTCGAGACCGCATTGTTACCATTGAGGTACGCTAAGCCGGCATTAGCACCGTTGTTCGCATGACCACGACGGAACGGACAGCGAAGGCCGGAACTGGACGTCAGAGAAGACAACCCGCCTAATCAATAGGCGGAACAAAGGTAATATTTAATTTTTCATGTGCGACCGCCTTACGGCGGGAAAAATAAAACAGGAACGGAAACAACATGTCAAAGAACTAAGATGCGGCACTTACGTGCCTTGGGTGCCCGGGCGCTTCGCACCCTGAT